CTTGCAGACACACGGATACACCGTGGCGAAGAAGTTTGGATAGGCATTCATCCAATTCGTGCCGTAGGAGATCTTGTCCGTGTTCCAATACTGATCGTTGTCCTTGATGTCCCCGTAACGCGTCACGCTCCAGTAACCGCCGTAGGTGCACCCGCTGTCGCTGTTGAATGTGCCCAGCCGATAATTCAGATCCCAAAATACCCGGGACGGATGCGGCAGATTGTAGCGCAGACCTTCCTTGACGACCTTCTCGGTTTCCTTGCCGTCATTCCCCTCGTTCAACTGCTTCTCGCTGTGCCAGCATTCCGACGGGAACATGAGGCACGTCCCGTAGATGTTCTTGGTCATGATCGCCTGGCGCATGATGGCGACGTAGCCGTACTGGCTGGTCATCTTCTGGACGCGATCGGTGATGACGTCGCAGCGCGCCTTGGATTTCAGCGTGAGCTGTGCAGGCTCGAATTTGAACAGGGGATAGACGTTGCGATCGTTGAAAATCTTGGCTGTGCGAATGATGACGTAGGCTTTGGCCACCGGGACGAGGATCTGGAAGAAGGCCGGGAGATCGATGGTCTTGCTGGTGACATTGCCGCGGGCGTCCTTTTCCTCGCGGATGAGGTGGGTGAGGCCCCAGTCTTCCATGGCCCTGAGCACGCCGGCATCGTCCGGTTTCTTGCTCATCAGCGACTTCACCAGCGTCGGTGTGATCTGGTAGAATGGACAATCGAAGGCCTGGTCCAGACTCCACCAATGCCGAGATTCGCGAAGGGATTTGGTAATACCTTCGTTGATGCGCGACCGGATGAGATTGACCAGCTCCTTCTTGCCCTCGTCCTTTTCGTCGTCAGCCGTGAACTTCTTTTTCAGCGCCTCCACCGTGACGCCGTGCTTGGTCAATACATCCAGATCGATCATTTCGTGAAAGTCAGTTGCCCTTTGAGCAGGCGTTGGTATTGCTGGCGTTCGCGCTCGGCTTCGAGGTTCTTCGGCGGAATCTTCGCATAAACCTTCAGAACGATTTTCACCGGGCGCAACACGTCATGCAGCTTGAACATGCCCGGGAACGTCCGTTCCACCTCGCAGAGCATGTAGACTTTGCCCTTGAGCTTCGGGCGCAGATACCGGCCGGCCAGGAGCAGAACGAGGTAATCATCCGGATCGCCCTCGCGCTTCTGCACGCGACGCATCTTCACGAGGACTTGGGGCGGTCTGACCCAGGGCATGCACGTTCAGGAGTAGCGGAGCGCTTTTGAGGATTTGGAGCCTTTGGTCTTGTCCTCGGGCGGCTCGTCTTCGGAGGCCCCGCCTTCGGGTTCGATCTCGTCCATCTCTTCGACCTCCAGCTCGATCGACTTCCCGTATTCGTCCGAGCGCACGCCGCTCACGCGCAGCTTCACATAGGCGGTGTAATAGTCGTCGACTTGGCAATCGTGCCCGGTTTCCTCTTTGAGCTTATCCACGTTCTCGTCGCGCAGCGTGAACGATGGGTATTGGATCTTCGGTTCCTCTTTCGTTGGAGCGCCAACCGCTTCGGGAGGTTCCGGTTTGGTTCCGAGGTCTATCATGCTCGCGATACAATCCCTTTCCCCTCTGCGGGTCAAGCGTTTTGGCCACGGAACCATCTGCCTTTTGGCCAAGTCAACGCCTGCTCTGGGGTCATTCCTTTCTTTATTCTTGTAACGAGAGTCGACCATGACAGACCAAATCGACCTGCAAATTCTGCGAGGCATCCTTCGGTGCCAAACGCAACCAGACGCCGATTGTTGCGTTTATTTCTGTTGTTTTGAATCTTCGTTGCCCATCGGACGTTGAACGGCCAACCGCGTTGAATGCATTCCTCACAATGCCCGCACGAATAATGGCCTTCGTTGTTTCGGCGATCGACAGTCTTGCCGGCTGGCCGAGGACCGAGATTGGCCTCGATGTCTTCAATGAATGCAGCCCGGTCAGCCATCCAGCCGGCGCACATTTTGATTCCACGACCGCCATAATTTTTGTAAGCGTGGTTGTTAGGGTTCGTGCAACGCTTTATGATGTCATCCCACCGCTCAGCAAGCGGATGCATCCTTCCAGGAGTTGCGTAGCCGTGGATCGGAGCGAAACTGCCGTCGGCTAGGCGTGGTCTTGATCTCGCGAATTCTGACTGCGATTGCGGACGAGGCATGGCTTAATTTCCTTTATGAACGTTAATGAGATCGGCCAAGTGAGCGGAGATGTACGGAATGGTATTCACCAATCCGTTGGGGTGCTTGTCAGTTTTGTATTCTTCCTCAAGCTGGTCAAACGTTCTCTCGCAGGCTTGTTTGAGGTAGAGCAGGAATTCATTGGTAGCTTCATTGGTTTTCCCAAGTTTACAGGCGAGGAAAAGCCAGCACAGGTGTCGGTCAATGTCGTTGACGGGCGGGAACGGTTTCTGCGAAGTTTTCTTAGGCATAACGATTCTGGTTCAGTCGTTGTGATTAGTGGCGGGCGGCTCGGCAGCAACCGAGCGTCCGCTGCGATTATCCATTAGCGACATGCGCTGACAAGCAGAAACGGGGCACCATTCCAATAAATCCGTCAAACGGCCTCTGGCAACCGAACCTGTCTGAAAAGCAGCTCGAAATTTTCAATGACTACCATCGCTACACTTTGGTGGACGGACCGCGACGCACGGGGAAAACAATCGGTTGCTGCCACAAGATCCTTCGCCACGCGTGGGAAACGCCGCAAGCTCGGATAGCCATCTTCGCGCGCACGCGCAAATCCGCCGAACAAGGGGGCGTGTTCACGGATTTGGTCGAAACGGTTTTGGGGGAGTGGGCCGAAGGAAATTTCGGCTTCAAGATCCTCAAAGGCCCTAAGGTAGATGGTGCCACGAGGCTTTTGTATATGGACGTGTCCAACATGTACGGCGGGGCTTCGCGAATCCAACTTCATTCCCTTGATTACGATTTCGACGTGGAGGCAGCCGTGCGCTCCACGCGCTTCTCGATGATTTATTTTTCGGAGCTGTCGAACTTTCTCAACCGAATTATTTTTACGATCACCTCTGAGCAGTTGCGTATGCCGCATCTTCCACCAGAATCCCACCACTGGCTTGCGGATACAAATCCCGCTCAGGAAGGCGAACAGAGCTGGATCTACAACCTGTTTTACACCGAGCGCCTAGCTGAGAATCATCCCTACCCGTCCGAGCAGGCGAAGTACAACGTCATCCACGTCACGTTGGACGACAACCCCTTCGTCTCTGACGACGAGAAGCAGAGCATCGCCGCCCGTCATGCCCACGACCGCAACCTTTACGACCGATATTATCTGGGCCTCTGGAAACGCCGCACCGAAGACGGCATCTTCGCCGACGTCTACATGGCCGACACGCACGTCCTTGGGAGGCTGGACGCATTCGAGGAAGAGAAGTCCGAGATCCTGCTGCCGACGGATACATGCTCGATTCTGTTGAGCGGTTGGGATCCTGGGTCAAAGAACCACAGCGCGCACATCATCGAACAGGTCGGCGGCCCGCATAACCAGAGCATTTACCTCGTGCTCGATGAATTGGTGGCAATCAACACGCCGGTGCCGATCACGGACTTCACCGAGGCATTCGTCGAGCGCATGGATTTCTGGGAGGGCTACATTCGTGAGCACTGCCACAAGAATCCGCTCGAATGGAAGCACTGGTCGGATACCAGCAGCTTCGACCAGTTTCGCGCGGGCCTGGGCGGGTACGATCACAGCGTCATCTCGGTCGCCAGCGCCGGCCGGATCATGCTCATGGCGGCGCCCAAGGGTCGTGGGAGCATCTTCAAGCGGATCGACATTCTGCACCGGCTCCTGTTCCAAAACCGGATCTTCATTTCGGCGCGCTGCGTTCGAACCATTGCCATGTTGGGGAACCTTCGAAGGGGCAAGACGAAGCTCGATCCAGTTGAACGGAGCGAGCACAAGCACGTCTTCGACTCATTGACGTATGCTTTAGGGGCCAGCGCATTCTGGGAATTATCGGAATCCTGGGCAGGCCCGAAGGTCGGCACGACGTCGGAACTTGTCTCCGTGCGATTATGAGCTGAGCTTCTCCTTGTATTCGCACTCTGGCATCTGCCGGAGCAGTTCCTTGAATTGGTCCTTGTCGATCCACTCGTTGTTCAGCGCCGCGAGTTCTGGAGAGCCGATGACGGTCCCTGTTCTCTTTTCCAGCGCGTGAATCAGACAGGTCGCTTCCATCAGGTCGCTGGGCGTTCCGGCGTCCATCCAGATAATTGACCGCGGGAGCTTGTGCGCCCGAAGCTGGCCTCTCCGGTTATACTCCGAGATGACGTCGACGATCTCAATCTCACCGCGAGCAGAAGGCGTCAGTCCTTGAGCGATCTCCACGACGGACGGAGCGAATGAGTAGAGCCCTGGCACAGCCCATTTGCTGCTGGAGAACTTCGGCTTCTCGCGCACGGATTCGACTTGGCCGCTGAGCCCGAATGTGACGACGCCGTAGCGTTTTGGATTGGCGACGCACACAGCCAGGATGTCAGCTCCGCACGGCCGTCCGGAAATCTGGCGGCTGTAGATCTGGATCGAATCGCCGATGAAGATGTTGTCGCCAAGAATCAGCGTCACGGCATCGCGCCCAATGAAACTCTTCCCGATAATGAAAGCCTCAGCTATGCCTCGGGGCTCCGGTTGCTTCCGATATTCGATGCGCATGCCCAGCCGTTTACCGTCGCCGAAGAGTCGAATGAATCGCTCGGCCTCGTGCGGCATGGTGATGATGCAGACCTCGCGGATGCCTGCCTCCATGAGCGCGACCAAGGGGAAGTAGCAGAGTGGACGACCCGCGCAATTCAACAACTGCTTGGAGACAGCGGCGGTTGCCGGCCATAATCGGCTGCCTGACCCCCCAGCGAGCAGCAGTCCTTTCATTCAGAGAATACCCGCCGCAGTTTGGTCCATTCGGGCCACCGGGTTCAACGGCATAGTCTGTCGTCTATGAAATGCGCCCCAGACGGAGCAACGAGTAACGGAACAAAACCGTCCAGCTCGCAGTGACCATTGATTATCCGGCCTGCGGCGGATGGAACTTACTCGGTTGATTGCCGGATAAAATCAAGGAAAAACCCGCCACGACCGAGTCATGAAACTACACGGGCGATAGCGATCACATCGCAGCACGCAACATACTCAACCAAACTCTCGGAAACTGCCCGGAGATTACGATCCCGGTCGGGACTTGTTGAAGCATCATGCAATCGTCAATGAGACGTTCAAGCGTTCCCACTTCAACGAAACCGCCCGGTCTCATGGCATCGGTGCGGGTCAAACCACTTCTTCCGGCTGGCCCGCTTCTTCGCTTCGCAATACGCAAAGAACTCCGTGATCGTGATGTGGCGCCGGCCAAGGAAGTCGCGGACGAACCGATACGCCTCTCCGAGTTCAACCGTGCGGTCGTGAGCAGTGCCAAGCCCGTTCTCGCCGCGTTTGTCAGGGTGCTCCACCTTCAGAAGCCCGCGATATTGCCGCTTTACCTGCGCCAGCAGATCGGCTTTCTCGGCGGCAGGCAGGTTCCGCTCAGGCGGTTCGATGTTTAGGATGCGGCAGGCGTGAGAGAGCGTGAGCTTCGGGAGTTTCATTCACCGGACAAGGTTTTCCATGCGAGCGCAGCCACTGCTGGAACTTGTCCGTCTCCAATGGCTGCAATGCGGTGAATCCGATTGGCCATCCCATGAACCACTCGACCCACTCCGGGTTCATTGGCCCACCATCCGTTATTTGCTGTTGCAACCGGCATTGAGACTCGACGCCTTGCGGATTCAAATGGCGAAGCGTTCCTTTTGCCGTGAAATGCGGCCGCTTTGGTGCTGGCCTGCATCGTCCGTCTTGAACCGTTGGCGTTGGCAGGCGCCGAAGGGCTGTTGCCAATCCATCCCCGCTTGTCGCTGACGCTCCTTTGCGATTGTAATTTCCGCAAACAGTTGGAGTGGGAAGCCTTAATAAAGCATCGAAGCCTTTCATGATCAAATACCGGAGTTCCTTCAAGCCAGATGGCATCGGCAGCTCCCAACACTCCCCATTTTGCATCATACCCCATTTTGGCCAAATCACCGAGCACTCGGTCAAGTCCTCGAATAAGGAGCATTGAGGAGTTTTCCACAAAGACATGCTTTGGTTGTATCTCGCGAATGATACGGGCCATTTCTCGCCATAGACCGGATTTTGGCCCGTCAATTCCTTTAAGGTTTCCGCTTGGACTAATGTCCTGACAAGGGAATCCTCCGCAGACAACATCGACGAGTCCGTTCCAGGGTTTGCCGTCGAAGGTTCGCACGTCGTCCCAGATTGGGAATCTTGGGAATACTCCGTCCCGTTGCCTCTGGAGCATTGATTGTCTGCGATAAGATTCAATCTCGACAGCACAGACGCAGGTATGTCCGAGAAGGATGCCGCCGAGGATTCCTCCCCCTGCTCCTGCAAACAAGTGGAGTTCTCGCATGGTTCAGGAAGGAAGTAGAACATATTGCGATTCCCTGAACGCCCGAAACTTTTTCCATATTTCTTCTCGTTTAGCCCACACACCAACCTTCAATCTGTTGCCGTGCTTTTTAACCGTCTTTCGCAATTCTAATGCACAATCAACTTCATCCCCTTTCAATCGAAGATGCGGTCTGATTTTTTTGAAAAAACTCTCAGCAGTGGATCCATGCGCCCTCCACTGATAGCAGCCAGAAGTCGTGAGTTTTGTAAGCACGCCGCCAAATTGTTTTTGAATCTCTACAAGCGGGGCTTGCCGCTTTTGTCCAATCACGGCGGTAACAGTATGCTCAACATAATTTTGCGTTCGTTGCCTCCGAACAAGCATCACGCATCCCTCGCCATCGAAGAATCCAGCACACCAAGCCAAGAATGTTTTAGTCATGGCAGCCATTAAATGGCAACGAAACACCCTTGTCAAGGTGTAGCTCATTCAAGGTTGCCTCGTCAGATACCCAATCTCTTCCGCCGCCTTCACAACGTCGCCGCGAGCTGGAAACCGCGCATCGCCCATGTTCGCCTCAAGCGCGAGCCGGTAAGCGATGTCGAACCGGGCCTTGGCTGCTTGGACTTGGCTGTTCGTCGGAACCTTGGCGCGTGCCAAGTTCGACCGGACGGATGCGGAAACGTCAGCCAGCGTCAACGTGGGGGCAACGGCAGGCTCCTTAGAGCAGCCGGCCAGAACGAGAAGCAGAACGGTGGCTACGCGCATATTTCTTGTTCCACGCCCGGAACTTGTTCGGCTGCTTCTTGCGCCAATGCTTGTTCCGGGCAAGGAATTTCACGGCCCAGGCAACCTTGGCAACGCCTTGAGCTTTGCGGCGGCGTCTTCTGCAATGTACTGATCCAAAGATTTGTCCTTGGCGAGCTTCAATGCGGCGATGGCGTCTTCCACGCTGGCTCCGCGATTCTCCAAGAAGGCCAGCACAGCTTCTATTCCTACGCGGCCAACAGCGGTTAGGATGGCAACAGTTAAGGGGTCCATACGATTTAAGGCTTAGAGGCTTTTGCCAACTTGGTTTTCAAATCGGCGGTTTGATCTTTGGTCAGGATGAGCGCCACAACGTCGATGAATCGGTTTGCGGCTTCGCGTGCGGCGATAAACGCGCCTTTGGTGTTATCCTCGCGACCTTCCTTGACCGCGACAAATGCGTCGTGAGCCACGGCCATGCTGCGGCGGTATTCAAGATGAGCCACCGCAACTTGCGATGCCACGTCAGGCGGAACGAGACCCCGATTGAAGACGTTGGCATATTCCTTCGATGCGCTGTCCACGACCGATGTCAAAGTGATGGTCGCGGTGTAAAGGCTCTGGCAAGCGACGCTCATGCACACGAAGGCGATGAGCGCGAGGTTGGTGATTTTGGTTTTCATGGTAGCTTCAGCATTTTCGCTATGACTGGTCCCAAGACTTGTAACGCTCCGATGATCCCAACGCCGATCCAGACGTGCCGTTCCATTGTCGATAGCCGATCTTTCACGCTTATCACGTCCCGTCTCCATTCTTCGTGCAAACGAGCGCGGGTGCCTTTCTCGCTCTCAATATCAGCCACGATACGCCCGATCTTCAAGTCCGTCTTTTCCTCGATCTCTTTCAAGACGCGTTCCAGAATCGCAAGACGAATCTCGCCGGAATCGTTGTTTCCCATAAGCGTTTCTGGTTCATGTTATTGGCAGAGTTGGTTGGGGTTAGCGGTCACGGACGCTGAGTCTTTAGGAAAAATTCAAGCCGCGCAAGGAAAACTAGTCCGGCTCCGGCGTCGTGGGCGTAGGCGGAATCTTGATCCCTGCCGATCGCAGCGCCTCTTCCAGCACCTTCATGCTGTTGAGCGCCCTATCCAGTCGGCTGTTTACTATTTCATGCACTTCGGCCAACTGCGCCTTGGCGCGTTCAGCGTCCATCTTTGCCTGCGCCTGAGCCTTTTTGTAGAGCACGATGGCGGTCAACGCTGGAGGGATACCGCCTATGAGACCAAGGAACAGCGCGAGGATGAACTGTTGATTACCGGTCACGATTTCGTTGACGCTGTGTTATGATGGAAATACGACCAGCCAACGCCGATTCCCGCGATGATGCCAGCGATGATGACTTCGAGCGTTGAGCTATCGGTGATGCCTTTGGTCACAAGAGCGCCGCCGATGACTTTCAAGACGCTTCTGATTGCTGATGTCACTTGATCGTTCATCCCTTAACACTGCCCCAAATGTAATCAGAGCGAAAGCACGAATCTGCGGCATCTGGTGCACCATTTCTGGCCGTCCTGTTTCTCGACAATGCGGTGTCCAGCCAGCCAGCAAATCGCAGCGCGAAGGTAATCGAGCAGGCTCACGGATGATGATGCGAATGCGGGCTTGCGTAATGATTCGGATGCCCCGGTGACGAAATCCCATGGTTCGGATAGCCTTTAGCCTTACCGTTTCCACCTTGGTCGGCCAGCAAAGTGCCAATCGCAATGGTGAACGCGACGAACACAACGACGGATATAATTGCTTTTGGTTTCATGGTTATCGCGTGCTGTAAGTGGCGGTGTCCGACCAGCCAGACTCCCCGCCTGCGTTGACGCTCTTTGCGCGGTAGGCGTACGTCCTGCGGCGGCTGACCAACGTTGACGTGTGTTGCGTTCCAGCGGCGACGGTTTCCAGCGCGGCAAAGGATGAGCCGTTCACGCTGCGCTCCAGTTTTGTGGCAGCGGCTAAGTCGGACTCCCAGGACAGATCAATCCGCGAATTGTCGATCTTCACGGCGCGTAGGTTTTGTGGCGCTGACGGCGGCACTGGCACAGGCGGATTCGTTGTGCCTGCTCTCTGGATTGTTATACGGTCAAGCTGAACTCCCGGCTCGCGCCCGCGAATAAACAGCGTATGCAGTCCCGCCGTGAGCGACCAGAGCTTCGGCGAGAATTGCGGTGCGTTGAACGTGCCGTTGCCGCGCCACGCTGCCAATCGGTTCTGGAAGCCGATTGTCACTGGAACGTCCCAAATCGACATCGGATCAGTCGGCTGCGCGTCCATGCTGATGTAGAGCGAGTTCGCCCCTTCGCTTGGCGCATTCAGAAACACGCTCACGCCGTAATCCCCGGCGTTCGTGATGGTGAACTGATACGCCGCACGCCCGCCATCGGTCAGACCGCTCATGGCGTCCTGCTGAATGAATGTGCCGCCGCCAGCGATGTAGAACGGGGCCATTATGGTGCCGCCTTCAGCTTCAAAGACGAGATTCGTCTGCGGAGGCGTTGGCGGGACCACAACCGGGATGTTCGTGTAGATGTTGCTTGGGAGCGATTCGGCTACGGAGTTCAGTGCGGTTACGAAGTACCGGGTCATCGCATTGGTCGAGACTGGTAGCAGAATTGAAGTCGTGAACACGTCTTGCACCAAACCAAAAGATGCCGTTCCGACGGATTGGTAAAGGCTGTATTTTGTCACGTTTTCCTCTGGCGGATTCGGGTTCCACGACAGTTGAATCGTCGCCGCCGAACAGGACAGGCACAGAGCCAATAGCGATAGGAGTGTTCGCATAATCAGCGACAGTACAGGCTCCAACCCCAACCGACAATCGCAATCAGTGCGAAGATGCCAACGACGATGCTGGCGACGATCAAAATGCCGACATAATGACCTTCCCATTCCTCTGCTTGGTTTCGCTGGCTTGGAGGCATCAGAAGTTCCTCCGGCGTCTCCGCATTACGATTGCGATTTGGGAATCGTTTGCTCATGGATTAGTCGATTCATGTCGATTGGTTTTCCGAGTTGAGCATCCACAGCCATTTCGAGCAGCAGTCGCGCCTCCGGGCATAGCGGGTATTCAGTTTCCGCTAGGCTTCGCAGTTCCGATACCAGCGGATCGTCCTCTCGGTTTTGCTGGCTCATTGTCGTGGCAGATACGTGAACTCGAACTCAACGACCGCATCGTTCACGCTCGGCGAATTGAACCAGAACTTTATGCCCTTGGCCAGATAACTCGCAAGCGCCGTGTCTCCTGCGCCGATCTGATGCCAGCGATTCGGCATGACGGGCAACCACGCCCCCGATTGTACGTCCGACCAAGAATACGTGCCGCCTTGAGTATCGTCCACCGCACGCACGGAACCGAGCGTCGTGACCCGGAACCGGCCAGTCGTGTAAATGCCCTCTGGCGGCTTGAACGTCCTCGAACCAGCGCCATGCAGCAGCGTGACGTTCGTGGCCAGTGCCACCGCAGGCCCATAGGCGATGCTGTTTAGCGTTACGCTTCCGTTCAACGTCGGGAACTTCTGTGAACCGAAATCGAACCACGCTGTCAACGATGAACCTGGAAAGATCAGGTCGCCGTAGAAATCAATCGGGTCGTATGTGTAATAACCGTGCGCGGTTCCTCCGGTCGTGACTGCGTAAAGGCTGGCGTTGGTGATGCGGGGCTTGGTTGCTGGCGTGTGAAACCCAAGGATTGTCGGCGACGAAGCATAAGTCCGGGCACTGGTGAACTCCACATCGAAAACAAGATCGTTTACCGTGATTCCACCAGCACCGACTTCCGTGGCGAACGCCGCGATGTCCGTCCCGGTCACGGTGATGTTGCTGTAGGTCAAACTGTCGCCGCCCCATGCCGTGAGCGCGAATGCTTCGCTCATCTGCGTGTTCCAAATCTTGTTCTGGCCGTGCCCGCTGAACGTGGCTCCGTCTACCAGCGTATTGAAGCTGCGCCAGAAATGGACTGTGTTGCCGTGCGGGTTTGTGATATTGAAGTTCCGCAGCGTGAACCCGTCCACAGCAAGGGCCGACACGTCCCACATTGCATTCGGCGCGTTGCTGGAAGCCACCGTTTGCAGGCTCATGGTCAAGTCGTTGAACGTCACGTCATGCACCATGCCGCCCACGAATCGCTCCAAGCCGTGATCGACACCGAAGCCCTTGGCGAAGTTCGCCCCGCTCGGCCAGCTTCCCCACGCGCCAATCTTCCATTGCAGCGATGGCGTCGTTGCGTTGCTCATCCCCGCCAGCGAGCCGTAGTTCGGCACGAGCTTTCCCAGCGGTGCGGCAAAAGTGATGACGCCCCTGGAATCCACGCTGGACACGGTCGCCGGGATGAAAGCAGCAGGTTCAACCGGATCGCTTGGCGCTGCCCCTGCCCATATCAGCACACGCTCGCCTGGCGTCAGCGATACGACCTCGGCGGGGTCCATCGTCAGTTGCGTCGTGCACTCCGAGATGCTGCCGATGAGATGCGACTTCGTGCGTGTACCCGGCCCGCCCGGATACGTGTTCGTCGTAATGGTCGCGCTCGCCACTTGGATTGGGTAGAAGCCGTCGTTCGCCTTGTCCGCAGGATTAACCAGCAGATTGCACCCGCTGAAATTCACGGTGACGCCTGACCGCTTCAGCAGCAACGGCGCGGACCCCGGCAGCGTGTAGGTGCCCTGCGGCATGTTGATGACGGAGTTGGTTCCGGCGAACTCGTCATAGACAGACTGCGGCAATGGAGATTGAGCAACGCACGACAAGGACTGCAATAGAAGAAGTAATTTTCTCATGGGAGAACTCTGGCAAGCCATACGGCGAATGCAACCACGAGAATTGTGACAATCAGAGCAGCGACGTAGCACCTGCGAGCAAGACGGTCCTCCGGCTCACGGCTCATTCACGGACGGCCGAACGTGTTGCGTAGTGGATTCGACGTACACCTTGCCGTGCAGAAAAGCCCTGAACCGCTCCCGTATCGACATCTTCCAGCACGACACGATCATCCCGGTACGGTCCTTGAGCACGGTCACAGGTTGGCCCCACGGGATCATTTGCATCAGTTTACTTTCCGGTTGGCGCGCTGCTGAACGCCTTGGACGAGAATGTTATAAGCCCCGACTCGCGCTGCTGGAATACCTCGACCGAAAGCGTAATAGCATTGCGCCTTGGTGGAGAAGGCCGTTGGCACACCGACGCTGTTGAAGGCGTGCACGATCAGAAAGCCTCCGAAGACAGTCGATCCATTGTCATTGGCGCTGTCGGTGACGACCGCCGTTCCATTGCGATAAGTGACCGCAACATTGGTGGCCGTTCGCGTGGAAAGAACGAAACCAAGTGCGTTGGTGTTAGCTGCCGATGTGACGTTATTCCCCATGAACACGTAGGCCGAGGCGGCGTTGTCGATTACCACCCCGTATGCGCCTACGGCTGCCGCAGACAGGCCCATCTCGTCTTCTGCAGCGCTGTTGTCAGTGCGGTTGTACGTCGCCATGTGAATGTTCGTATGGGTGGCGCTTTGAAGGTTCATCGCGGTTGCGCCGTTGCAACGAAGGTACTTGTTAAGTCCGCCCGTGAGTCCCGTCGCCTCTGTGTAATCCGCCGCCGTGAACCCAATCAGATCGTCATTCGCATCGGTTGTCGTGAAGAAGTCATGGATAATCGGACATTGGATCGCGTTCGTCTCTCCTCCGAGGTAAATGCCCACACGACCGAGCAGTGGACGGATACCCCAACGCTTGGACTGCTGCATGAAGATAATCCCGTTCATGTAGCTGGTGGAGGAGAGTGTCCCGCTGGAGTTGGCGATGTTCGTTTGCCAGCGTCGGGCCTCATAGTCCCAGCCAGTATCGAAGAAGGCCCCGTGCGCGGCACCCGCCAGCCAGAGCGTCAGAAGTAGCCGATAGGTCATGGGATGAGCTTGCTCTTGACGGACATCCAACCGTGGAGCAGGCCGTTGGTGAACACGTCGCTGGTGAACTCGAAGACCGTGACCGCGCCGTTGTTCGTGTCAATGATGGGCGCGATTCCTTCGGGGAAGGCGTAGAAGCCGTTGGTGAAGGTCAAAGCGCAGGTGCCCGTGCTGGGCTGTTGCACCATGAGCCACGCATGCGTGAAGGCCGTATTCGCTACTCCGCTCGGCGCTCCGATGTATCCATTGCCTGTCAGCGCCAGCTTGAATACGCCGCCGCGCTGCACCAGCGAATAGTCCATCGCCGAGACGTTGGTGGTCGTCATCGTCAGCGTGACGATGTTGGTCGCCGTGGTCTCGCCCGTCGCCGTCGCCGTAAGATTCGTCCCGCTCATGGCAAGCCCGGTGCCGATGCCGACACCTGCCACTGTGTTGCTCGACGTAATCCCGGCCAGGATCGTTGCAGTGCCAGTGAGATTTGAAAGCGTTGTTTGCCCGCTCACCATCAAGTTGGTGTTGATTCTCAACATGCCTGCGGAAGCTCGGGAGAGGAACGTATCTGTAGTCCCAACGCCCGATGAAGCAAAGGCCAAGGTCAGTGTGTTGCCGATGATAAAACTCGATGACCCAAACGAATAGGCGTCCGCGCCATTCTGAACCACGCGAATCGTAGGAAGCACAGGCGAATAAAACCCGGTATTTGTGCCAGCATCGAACGCGAATGATGGTGCGGTCACACTTCCAATCGGCGCACGAACCGACGTTCCAGCCCACAGAAACCTTGGCCTCGTCGCGTTGCTCGCGCCGATGTCGAAGGTGTTGTCGGCACTGAACAGCAGCGGCTCCGTCATCGTGACCGATGTGCCGTTGTCCGTTATGGACGAGTTGCCGAGGTTCGTCGTGCTCGTGAACTTGGCCACGAGATTCGCCGTTCCGCTGGCGCTCGCGGTGCCTGCCGGGACAATCGCCGTCGCTGTGATGTTGCTGCCGCTGACGGCCAGCGTCACCGTCGCCGAGTTGGTGAAGTTTGGCGTCGTGACATTGGTTCCGTTCACCGATACAGTTGTGCCGCCCACCGCCACGCCGTTTCGTAGCAGAGCCGTGCCACTGTCGGTGTATCGATTGGTGTTGCCCGACAAGCGGACGTAGTTGGCGAAGCTCGCTCCTGCGCCGGGAAAGAAATAGTTGTAAGCCGAATCGCCGAACACGTAATCGTTACTGTTGGTCGCCATTGCACCGCTACCGAGCATGAAGATGTGGGATTTGCCATTGAGACTTAGGGTGTTTCCGGCGCTGCTTCCAATCGCGTAGATGTCCGATACATTCGTAAGCGTTGAACTGTCCAGCGCGGAACTGCCAAGGGCATAGACCTCTGTCGAAGCATTGACCACCGCCTGTTCCAAAGCAGAATTGGCAAAGGCATAAAGCTGAGAACTATTTGTGATTCGACTCTGAAACAACGCGGCGTAGCCGAATCCGTAAATCTCCTGCGCGTTGGTGATGATTGCACCGGAAAGAGCAGTGTGCCCAGCGGCGAACAAATCGTTGTCGGATTGCAGCGTTGTTGAGTTAAACACCGAATGGCCGATGCCGAACAGATCGAAACTGTTGCTCACGCTCGCGCTGGAAAAGTGCGAGTTACCGATCAAAACCACATCGCCTGAGTCCTTGAACTGGCTGGACCCGCCGCTATATCCGCCAATGCTGTACAAACCCGAAAGATTACTGGCACCCAAGCTGGAGAATGCACCTATGACGAAAATTGAATCGCTGTTTGTTATGCTGGAACTTTGAAGCGCAGCATCGCCGCCTGCAATGACGCTGGTGGTGCCGGAAAGCGTGGTGCCGACCAGTGAGCCGTTGCCCAGGCCGATGGCGCTTGCGGTGTTCGTTATTGTCGAGCTGCCGAGCGTGAGTGATCCAGTCCATTTCGGAACAAGATTATTGGTGCCAGATCCAGATGGATTCGCGGCGCGCGCAAAGACGAGCGAGCAGAGAAGAACCGCTGCTGCGATGAAGGGTTTCATAAATTTGGATTACACCCAGGCTGCCAGATCTGGATCCCATTGGAACAAGGGTCCGCCGCCGGAAGGAAAACTTAGCGCTGGCAGCGTTGGGTCGTCTGGTGTCGGCTGATCGCGGTACACCTGCTGCGCGCTGCCCCCGAACAGCCCCGCATCCGGATCGGTCTGGGCTTCGGGGCCTTGCAGGTAGCAGAACGGCTGGGTGACACAAATTATTTGCTGCATGGTTCCTCGACTTTCTTTTCCGTGACCGTCGCTTGAGCGGCAGAGATGTTGATTTGGATCGGACTAATCGGCGCCCCTGGCAGGAACGGTTTGGACGGCATCGGCGGCGGTGAATTGCCGCGGTTGCCTTCGCTGGCTGGGGCGTTCGTTAATTCGAGGTGGAGCTGAACATTGCGATCCAACGCCTCGATGAATTTTAGCTGGAGGCTCAGGTATCCCTGCCGAATGTCGTCGGGCATGTCGGGACTGGAGGCCAGGAGTGCGCAACGTTCAGCGGCATCGGAGATCATCGCGGCAGAAGCCAACATGCGCCCGTTGCCGTAGTGCAGCATGCCGACCTGGTCCAGAAACCTTCCGACTGTGGCGATGTTGAGCAGGTTCTTGGCGTCGACGCGAATGAGATTCAGCTCGCGCGCGGCCCGGTCCAATCGCTTCGGGGTAACGCCGCCGCGTTTGCGTTTGACGCCGCTGGGCGGATCGGCAATTTCTATCGCGGTGGCAATGTCTTCGGCCATGAGAATTCTCGGACTGAAACCTGAACGCTTTGCCCAGTGGCGGCAAGTGCTAAAATTGGAAGGCAAGCGCAGCGGATGGATCTCTCTGCTGTGGCATTTGTCGAAGGCGATCGTTTCTGCGCGTCTCGTTCCGCGTGATCTGTGGCTGGTGAGGTACCGGAAATGTCTTCGCTGCCCGATCTTCAACTCTACGCTGCGGCAATGTCGGCCGGCGGTTCCTCCGGGGGTTGATCCGCACCATTTCGATCACATCGGCTGCGGGTGCTGGCTTCCGCTGATGATTCTGTGGACTCCTCCACGTCGAGACGGGAAAGGCGGCTGTTGGGCTCGGCAGAATCTGGAGGGTTCAAACCTCGGCTGGGACTGAGCGGGCTCGCATCGATAAATCCCTCCTCGCGGAACAGCGCATGGAAGGTGCGCTCGTCGGACTCGAGACGTTTCGGTTTCTCCGCGATCTCCGGCTTCGTATCGGTGAACGATTCCATCGCATCGGTGATCACAGCATCGACGTATTCGCATAGACCTTTGCCCGGGCGCACGCGAACACCGCTGGGATCGGGAATCAGCACCGTTGCATCCCGGTTCCCGGTCGCTGTGGTCGCAATCGACAGGCTCACCTCATCGGTATACGCCTTGAGCACATCCAGAATATCGGTCAGGCGACCGGCAACCTCCTTCAGCACGCGCTTTGCGTAGGAGACCGCCCCGATCCGGCTGAAGATCGCGTTTTCCTGCTCGTCGATGGCTCGATCCAGCTCCTTTGACGGCACCGATTCGATTGTCCAATGAATAAACCGGTGCTGCCGATCAATGGCGAACATCCGGACGCTGGCCAGGGCGCCATGAAGCCCCAAGCTGTCGAGTTTCCACTCTGCCTGCGGCCGTTTCATGACGTGCAGAAGCGAATTGAACCGGACGCAGAGCATTTCCTTCCAATTCGCGCGGTAAGGGACGGGTACCAGCCGGATAAATCCGAGATCCACAGGCTTTCGTTCAATCGCCAGGAGTTTCACGGCTTCTTTGCGGATCGACAGCCACAGATGTTTGATCGCGTCGAACGAAAGATCGCCCGCAACGAGCTGCAGACGCTTCAGGAACAGCGTTTCCGCTCTGGACAACCCGGGCTCAGGCTCGCATTGGAGTTCCTGCGGGGAAGATTCACCGTCCAGGGGCGATGGCGGGACGTACTCTGGCCATTGAATGTAGCGTTCGAAGGTGATGCCCGGGGCCCTGACGGCAATCTCGTCAAGATGCGCGCGCTTTAACCACCAGCCGCGCTCGTCGCTCGGGCAGAAATCCTTTTTGTCCAGCACCGGGACGATTGCGACGTACATCTGCGGGGTCAGCTCCATCATGCTCCGGACGAAAAGGATCTCCTCGCCATCCGGCCCTTGGAACGGAAGCGCCCTGATCGGCAGGCGCCACGCCTGGCCGTCTCCGAACTGGCCCGGGACAACCCAGATCTGCCAGTCGCCGGGCGAATCTACTCGCACTTTCTTGGAGTCGGCCATTGCACAGAGACCATACGCCTGCCAGAGTCGGCGGGCAATGACAGTCCTAGTCTTGGGATCGGGCTACGTCGGACAGGCGTTCACGCGCGAGCTTGGCAAACGCTTCATCAATTACACGTCTCTATCGCGCGCCAAGTTCGATTATACGAAGTTCGACAATCTCTGGCTCTACATCAAGGAGCACCGCCCGAAGTTCGTCATCAATTGCGCCGGGGTCACCGGAGTGCCGAACATCGATTGGTGCGAAGATCATAAAGCTGAGACGCTGCTCGCCAACGTCGCCCTGCCGCTGACCGTCGCGCACGCCTGCGCCGCGCATTCCGTGACGTGGGCTCAATTGTCCTCTGGCTGCCTTTACAACGGCAACGCCGGGGACGGCTGTGGATTCACGGAGAAGCAGCCTCCGGATTTCTCGTTCAGATTTCCACAGCACAGCTTCTATTCGGCGAGCAAAGCGCTCGCGGAAGAAGCGATCGCCGGAATTGGCCGGCGGTACGTGTGGCGCATCCGGCTTCCGTTCAACGAAGTTCCGAATCCGAAAAATCTGATCTCAAAACTTCTGGCCTACGAACGCGTGTACGATTCGCCGCCAAACTCGGCATCGCACCTCGACGATGCGGTGAGCGCGTGCATCGATCTCTGGGAGAGCGACGCCGCGTACGGAGTTTATAACGTCGTGAATCCCGGCGTGCTGCGAAACCGGCGGATCGTCGAACTGATCCAGAACATCCTCAAACCGAAGCGCGAGTTTGAATTCTGGAAGGATGACGCGGAGTTCTACGCGAAGGCGGCGAAGGCCCCGCGGTCGAATTGCGTGCTGTCCTCAGAAAAACTCCTGACCGCCGGAGTAAAGATGCGGTCGGTGATTGAGGCGCTGACGGACAGCCTTGATCGGTGGAAGGCGATCGGCTAAGACTGCGCTCATGAAAGACAAATGCGCAGCTATCGTCACGATCAAGGATGCGGCTAAAATGAGCACGCGCGGACGGAAGTCGATTGCGGAGTGGCTCCGAAGGCAGGCGAAGTTTCTTGAGCAGAACGCCAAAGAACTCTCCAGCCGCTACAGAGCAAGGTATCTCTACCGCTGAGATGACCTTCGCGGCCTGTGTCGGGTCGTATGCTCTTCCCCAATTCGTGGAGCTGAACATCCGCGCGCTTCGCCACGTGTTCGGCAACGGCCTGCCAATTTTGGTCTCAGACGACATCAGCGAGCACTCCGGCCAGATCCGCGACCTGGCGGCCGAGATGGACGTGCACCACGTCGCCGGAGGCCCGAGGGGTCATTTCGCAGGCGACGCGAACTGCTGCGTCAACGCCTTGGCCTTCGCCGAGTCTGTGAAAGCGGATGTGGCCCTAAAGATCTCCCAGCGCCTCGTTCTCTGCGAACCGGTCTGCCGGGAGATCATCGAGCGCTACTTCTCTGAAGCAAACATCTCCCTGACGCTTCCTGGGCGAATCCCGCCAGGAACGATCAAGCGGGCGGAAAGCCGGTTCTTCAGCAGTTTATCCGTACAGAGCGACATCCTGGCGATTCGTACCGGTACAATCTCTCCAGCAGAACTCAAAGAGAGCTATGAAGGTCGTGTCCGGAACACCTCGATGCGTCACGCGTCGCTTATTGAGGGCTGGATGGCCGACCTGATCGACACGCGGTTCAACCATAAGTTCGCTTTCATGCCGGAGCTCACCGCACCATATCCGGGGCGCGCGCCGTTGTATCTCCGGAAGTGCCAGAGCGAGCCGGCGGACTACCAAACGCTCGCGGATCGCCTGGGCATGAAGTCACCGAACTGGACCCCGATCCTCGTTGAGTGGCGACAGATGTCCAACGGCTATCGTCCCTGCCCGGTATTCATCTAACGCTGAAAAATCTTCACCTCTTCGTAACTTTTCCATTGCCAGACGGACGCGGGGTTTGGTAGCTTTGTGATGCTCTGAATGGACTTGGTCGTTCGTTCCGAGTTGCACTTGCGGATAACCTCTGAGATATTTGCTTTGCGCTTGGTCCGGTGCTTCGGTGCCGGCCCTGGTAGCACTCCCTCCTTTCTCGCTCGAAGGGCGACCAAGGCCAAGCGCAATTCTTTCACTCCATTATGTCCTTCCAAGCCATGACGTGGGCGATAGACCAAACGCCTCCTGATGCCGAATCGAAACTCATCCTCCTTCTGCTGGCCAATTATTCCGGCAGCGAGAATACGTGCTGGCCGTCAGTTCCGAGATTGGCCCGTGAAACACTGTTGGCCGAACGCACAGTCCGCAAGAGGTTGCACGATCTTTCGGAAGCCGGATTCATCAAAATTACGCCTCGAATCAACCCAACCCACGGCGACGCAGATTCAAACCTTTATCTACTGCTCATGCCCCAGGTGGGGCACGACATGCCCCACGGTGGGGCACACGAGGCCCCAGGGGGTGGGGCACGCCGTGCAGGGAAACCAGTCAGTACTGAACCAGTCAATGAACCTAACACACCGGCAGTTGCTTTTGAGACAATTCGGCAAGCTTTGGTCGACGCCTTCTATCGCCCCGCCGAATCCCCATGGTCCTATCTCGAAGAATCCACTTTGCACGAACTGGTCCTCGGGCGTCCGAAGATCGATCTGGAGTTGCAGATGATCTTGGACTGGCGCTCAAAGCTGGACCCCGCCAAGCGGAAGTTCTTTCCGACGTCGATTCAGTCCTTGCTGCTGAACTGGTCAAAGACCTTGGATCGGGCGCGGCTGTTTTTCAAAGAGCCTGAACCACAGCCCAAGAGCGCCAGAATATTCTGAGCCTGTGACCCTTGACGATCGCATAGCCGCCTACGTTGACGCCTGCGACCCGGCCATAAGCGGGCAGGCGGGGCACAACCGGACGTATTCGGTGGCGTGCAGCCTGGTCAACGGCTTCGATCTATCAGCCTCAGCCGCATTGTTCTGGCTCCGGCGCTACAACCAACGCTGCCAGCCGCCGTGGAGCGACCGGGATCTGGAGCACAAGGTTCAGGACGCGCAGAAGGCGGCTCACGACAAGGCGCGCGGGCATCTGCTCGGAAATGGGCGTGGTTCTGAGGCTCGGAACGGCGCAAACGGCTCGTATTCTCAGCCAAATCCAGTCCCCGCCAAGCCAGCGCCGCCGAAACGAACGCCCGCGGAGCACGCAAGCTGGTGGTTATCAGGGGCAATCATGGCTCAGGACGAGTTTATTGGGATCAGTCAACTGGCGATCCCGCAGAGCCCTGCGGAAGCGCTGATTACGTTCCTGGAAATGCTCTATGACGGCACGGACAACATCAATGCGGTGTGGGCATTCATGACGCAGGACAAAAAAACCAGTCCGTGTGGCCCGGGCGAGACCAAAAGTCGTGATCAATGGGTGCGCCATGTGCAAGAGCACGGCATTCCAAGGTCATTGGCCGGGGTCTGGTTACGGCCCAACCCATGTCAGCCGGCCGGGAGCGGCAAGGACGGCGCGATAACCGACTCGGACGTCGTGGCGCACCGGTTCGTTCTGTTGGAGAGCGATTCAATCCCGTTGGAGATCCAGCTTGCGCTGTTTGCTGGCTGGAAACAGCTACCGATTGCTGCCGTGATCCTGTCTGGAGGCAAATCCGCCCATGCCTGGGTGCGATTAGACGCCGCGAACCAGAAGGAATACTCGGAAACCGTTCGCAGGCTGCTTAATGCCCTGGCGCCGTTCGGCATTGACCCGAAGAACAAAAATCCGTCACGCCTGTCCCGGATGCCGTCGGCGCAGCGAACTTACGGCGCTGTGGATCTCGGCCTGCAACAGCTTTTGTGGCTGAATCCTGGCAAAGGAAAGCTTTCCTCTCAAGATTTGGCGTATTTCGAAGAGTCACTGGAACTACCTCGCCTGGAAGAGAAGCCTTTCCGCCGGATCGTCAACGAGGCTCTTATTCGCTACGAGTATCTTACTGAGCACAAGAACGAGTTGGGCGTGCCGACCGGGATTGCTGACTTCGACAGGGACACCGGCGGGCTCCATGCCGGCCAGATGACGGTAATCGCCGCGGAGACTGGGGCTGGCAAAAGCTCGATCGCCATCAGCATCGCCAATGCCGCGCTCAAAGCCGAGAAGCACGTCTGCCTGTTCACGTTGGAAATGGACAATGACGAGATCGCGGATCTGCTGTTTGCCATGCGCGCCAGGGTGCAGCGCAGCCATTTCAACACCGGCGAATTCAGCCTGGAAGAGATGCAGCGCATCATTGTGGAGGCGCACGCGCTACGCAGTGCCCCGTTCTGGACTTACGACGAATCGGTGATGAACGTGGCGCAGATGCGCCAGCGGGTGCTCCAGCTCAAGCGCGACGGCCGCATTGACCTGGCCATAGTGGATTACGCCCAGATTGTTCTGCCGAAGAATGGCGGAACGCCGCGGGAGCAACAGGTCGCCGAGATCGCGCGCGACATCCGCGCTTTGGCGAAGGACGTTCGAATTCCGATCATCGTTCTATCACAACTCAACGATGAAGGCCGACTGCGCGAGTCCAGGGTCATATCTCACGAAGCCCATTCAGTCATCGTTCTGGTGAATGAAGAGGCTCACAACCGGGTGATTTTTGACGTGCGCAAAGGCCGGCGCATCCGCAAGAAGCAATACATGGTCTATTACGATCCAACGACATGCAGATTTGCCAGTGAAATGCCAATCAGCAGGGCAGATGTACCGCCCGCAGTTGAGCAAACCGAAGAACCGGAACAGCATCAATGGAACATATGAGCGATTGCATTCACGAAACGACCGCCGAACGGCGGAAGGCAAAGCGCGGCGGAACAGAAGTGATTGCGCTTCAGTGCTTGATCTGCGGCGTCGCCATTCGAGAAGTTGCCAAGGACGGCAGGAATCTCGACACGCTGGACTGGTTCGATCCGACGATTGCCGACGAATTTGAATTCCGAAGGAAGGCCGAATTTGAGCGGCTGCACAAGCGGCGAACCGATGAATATCTGACCCGGACAGGGCCTTGGTGGAGGCGTACAAGGAATATCTCCGGTCAGATCACTGGAGCATGGTGCGCGCAATTGTTCTGGAGCGAGATCCACTGTGCCAGAGATGCTTCCGCGCTCCGTCTGAACAAGTCCATCATCTGAGCTATGATACCTTCAGCAAGTTCGGATTCAGTTGCTCGGTAGAATGCGTCGGGCTTTGTGCCGACTGTCATTCGGCAATCACTCTGGCCAACAGAACAGCCCCATGAACCGATCCTACAAAGGCGTCCATCTACCGCGGCGCGAGCTTGTGCGGCTCATTGGCCGGCGCGGGAACCGGCTGACGAACAACCAAGCGGCATTCGCGTGGCTGGCGTTGTCCAAGCTTCTGGAGGAGAACTTGTCAGAGAAGGACATCCCGAAGTTCGCGGATCTGGCTCATGCGGTTCGGTTCGCGACCTTGCTGGGCAGACAACTACCATTCGTCGCCGTCCCTGGCGATGACGGCCAAGCCGATGTGCGGGAGAGCGTTCTTGCGCAGATCGACGCCGCGCTCGAAGGAAAGGAGGGCAAGGCGTGAAACCCGGCATCTACCAGCGCATCGACGGGACCGTTTACTGGCTGCACGAAGACGGCCGCTGGCAATACTTGAGCCCGCTATTCGGCGAATGGCTCGAGGTCTTCGATCAACCAGACAATGGCGAACTGCAACGGTACCCGCGCAATCTCGAAGTACCAAATAACCAATGAACCTCGATCACCCAACCGCCCCTGCCGGCCACAAAACCGCCCGTCGCCGCGGCTGGCGCATCACATTGCTCCGGCGCCTGGCAAAGTCCCAGGACTCGTTCACCGCCCGGGACCTCATGAAACTTGTCGCCCACGATGACGGCGACGACGGTCTGATGTCCTTGAACCAAGCCCGCGCCCTGTGCCAAAGATGCCTCCGCAACGGCGAACTCCAGCGCATACGCAAGGGTATCGGCGGCAGAAACGACAGCGTTGAGGCGGTATATGCGGGGGTGAAGACATGACCTTCGGGAGCGTATGCAGCGGGATCGAAGCGGCCACCGTCGCGTGGGAACCTATTGGCTGGCGCTGCGCCTTCGTCTCCGAGATCGACAAGTTCCCCTGCGCGCTCTTGAATCATTACTACCCGAATGTCCCGAACTACGGAGACCTGAACGATTATGAACGATGGCCGCAGCAATCAATCGACGTTCTCGTTGGAGGAACCCCATGTCAGGACTTCTCCGTCGCCGGACTCCGAGCTGGAATGGCAGGCAGTCGTGGCGGGCTTACCATGCGATTTCTGGACGTGGTTGGCCGCTACGCTCCAGCCTGGGTTGTTTGGGAAAATGTCCCCGGCGTTCTGTCCATTGATGGAGGACGGGCTTTTGGCGCCTTCCTCGGAGGGTTGGCAAAACGGGGGTATGGGTTCGCCTACCGGGTTCTGGACGCTCAATACTCCGGTTTGGCCCAACGACGCGAGCGTGTGTTCGTTGTCGGATGTTCTGGAGGACGCTGGCAGCGTGCCGCAGCGGTTCTTTATGACGCCCCGCGCCTGCGCTGGAATCCTCCGCCGCGCCGAGAAGCGGGGAAAGGAACTGCCCCAAGCATTAGCGCGCGCACTCAAGGCGGTGGCAGACTCGGCACAGACGCCGAATGCGACGGGGCGCTGATTGCCGGAACTTTGAGCGCGGCGAACGGCAAACAACGAGGTGCCGGAATCCAACCTGAGTGTTTGACGGTGACACCTCCATGCACCGGCAACCCATACGGAGATCACGAATCCCGCGAAGGTTTGCTCATTGCCCACAGTCTGACCGCCGAAGGCCACGACGCCAGCGAGGACGGAACCGGCAGAGGCGTTCCGCTCGTCGTTGGCGCTGCCAGCGCCAAATGGTCGAAAGGATGCGGCGGGCCAGCCGGTGATGAGGCGCAGAACCTGATCGCCTTTTCCTGCAAGGATAACTGGCGCGATGCGCGGGAGAATCTGTCGCCAACGCTTCGTTCCATGAACCACTCCGGTTCGCACGCGAACGCAGGCGGGCAGATGGCCTTGGCCTTCACTGAACGGACTCGCGCCGACGGCCGAAACTTTGAGTCGCAAGAGGACTTGGCCTATGCCGTCACGAATCCCGGTTCAGGTGGCCGAACGCACAGCCGACAAATCGCGCACGGCATGGCGGTCAGGCGATTGACCCCGAGAGAAGTGGAAAGGCTGTTCGGTTTCGCTGACGACTACACGCTCATTCCCTACCGGGGAAAACCTGCTTGCGACGGACCCAGATACCGTGCGCTTGGAAATTCAATGGCCGTTCCCGTGATCCGCTGGATCGGCCGACGCATCGAACTTGTCGAATCACTGAGCAAATGTCCCTCTTCCTGACCCCAAACCCCGTCTGGCCAGCCGTCTTCATCTGCCCAGTCGCCTGGCTACCGTACTTCGATTCCAAAGACGAATGCTTGCAATCACTCCAGAAACGCGGGCCATCATGCTTCGTCAAACGCGTTTACGCCTGCGATCATTGCGGAGGTTGGCATGCGACCACGAGTGCCCCGGACCCAGGCGGCGCCACCTCGGGGACCACCAGGACGCAGAAACATGCCGGGGATGATGTCGACGGATTGAACTTCGCGTAACCCTTGACCTGGATGACTCCGCTCAAGGATCGAGAACGCAAACGCCAATGGGCCTGGGCAAACCCCGACAAGGTCCGCTACGCCAACAAACGCTGGCGCGATGCCAATCTCGAACGCACCCGCCGCCAGGCCAAGGAACGCATGCGCCGCCTGCGCGCCCGCCGGAGGCCCAAATCCGTCTTTGCGTAACTGGAGCTGCTCTGGCAGCCGGACCTGTCTTAGCGTAACGGTGGTACCGTCTTTTGGCGGCTCTGGAAACTTTCCTCTTGACCTCCAATTTGCTGTGAGCGATTTTGCCACTTGAATTCTTGGTGAAGTCATGTAGTTTCGGGCTGCGGCTTTGCTCAATTGGTTGGCCGGTGGTTCCTTCAAGCCGCGCCTCTCCTCCAAGAATTCAAACTTTGAGCAAAGCCTATGTCCGCAAGAAATTGGGATAAAGCACGCCGTTACCAGAAGGTCGGTCGATTCGATCCGATCGAGTCCTTCAAGCCGCGCCGTTCGAAATACTTCAAGCGGTTGCGCGCCGCCAAGCCCGGGAAGCCGGCCGATCAACCCCGCCACGATCAATCCCCAGTCATCAGAAAAGTCCTGCAGGTCGTTTCCGCGGACAAAATGATCTACTCCATCTGGACGCGCAGGCACGGCGTCTGGCGCTGTATTTCCGCCCAGGAACCGCTCGAATGGTTCACCCGCTTAAGGCACCCTGAACTTGCCAAGAATTTCCTTCTTTCACACCACTTTCAGTTCAATTGGCTCAATGCCATACCTGATGCCCAGAACAGTCCTCAGCACAAGGCATCCGAGGAGACCCCGGCTGACTCTTACACGGCGAATGCGCCCAGCCACGCACCGGCGGTTAATACGAGTCCCTCGTTAAATAATGACACCCAGGCCGAACGAGCGCCATGCGTAAAATAGGTTCTCAAATTCCCGGCAGCGCCTTCGTCCTGTCTCTGGAGCGGAATGGCTTAACCAGTCCTCGCCGCTTAATACCTCCCAGCATGAGTTGGGATTACGCAGATCTTTGGACCGTAATACGTTGCCAGTTCTGACGGTTCAGCAGGTGGGTAAAGGCAAACCAGCGCCTGTACAGCAGATCTGTGGAAGAAGTCGAAAGCCCCGCGATGGGAGATTTTTACCCAGAGCGAGCCACCAAATCCGGCGAAACCAAGCCCTCTGCTTCCAGACTTTTGTTGACAGCCCGCGATCATGCGTCGACAGTCTGGAATCGATGCGTAAGTCTATGAGTCGCGCACAGACCCACGTATCGTCGGGCGAACACCTGCCGGCACCCCCCGATCTCCCCGCCCGTCCAGGGTGACAGTAACATGCAAATGCAGTTGATTATCAACGACTTACAACGCAAGTGAACCGTTGCCAGACTGCATCCCATCAGCATCACGTTAACGTTAAAGCTCATGTTATCCCATGTGTCTCATTACATGACACCATTACACGACATTGGCCATGTTTGAACGGCTGTCCTTACGACGGCTGTTCTCCCTGTCAGTATGCCAGCACTGGGCAATAGCTCACGTGGCCATCGGGTTTCTCACCCACTGACTTTGACCTGACAGGGGATATGCTGAACCTTGGGACGCGAGTAGCGCGACAGGTTCAGGATACACCCGTTGGTTGCGGAGGTGGTCGTAATGGACTACCTCCGGTGACGAACGATGATCGACCTGGTTGCCGTAGGTTGGCAATCACTAGACCATCGACCCGGAAGTCTTGGCTGTAAGCACTGACAACCGGGCCGCGCGAAGTGACTAAGGCGCGTCTAGCTTGACCGTGAAGCAACCGACAGTCTTGGCTGGATGACTAAGGTCATCTCCGGCAAGGCAATGTCCTGAACCAGCGAAAGCGGTGAATGCCAAGGTTGCCACCTTCTCCCACCTTCAGTCTATGCGTAGGCGCTTGGGCGTTCTATGGAATAGCTGTGACAGCCGATGGGAGTTAGCGTCTGGGCATGGCGAACGGGTTAATAACCTGGAAAGAGTCACGGTTGCGCGGTTGAAAGAGGCACGTCCTCTCATGTAAC